TTAGTGATGTAACTGCTGCGTTAGCAAGTATGACTGCAAAAGGAACTCCTACAGAAGTAGCTATGACACAATTAAAAGCAGCTTTTTCAGAATTATCTCAAGGAAGTTCTAAAGTTTCAAAGGAGTTTCAGAAAGCTACTGGAGGCTCTTTTAAAGACTTTATTGCAAAAGGTGGAGATCTTCAAGGGGCTTTAAAAATTTTAGACGAAAGAGCAAGAAAATCTGGAAAAGGAATAAATGAACTGTTTGGAAGTGTCGATGCAGCACAGGTTGCTTTATCATTAACAGGTGAAGGTGCAAAAGGATTTGCCGAAGATCTTGAAGCAATGAAAAATTCAATTGGAGCTACTGATAATGCTTTTAATACAATGAATCAGGGAATCGGTCCGACATGGGATAAGTTAACAACAAGAATGACAACGAGGATGATAAGACTTGGCGACTCAATGGCTCCTACTATTGAAAAAATTGGTAATGCTGTTCTTGGAATCTTTCCATATTTAGACCAGATGGGAGCTGCTTTTCAAAGTCCAATGTTTTTGGAATTTGTGAGACTACTATCTGAAATTGGAGCGACTGTAGGCTCTATACTAATGCCTGCATTAATGCAATTAGGTAGTGTCATTGGTGGAGCATTAATGAGCGTATTTCAGAATTTCATGGCAAATGGAGAGCAGTTTAAAACAATTTTCGAAGGTGTATCTAATATTTTAGTAATATTAGGGGGAGCTATTGTAGAAGTTTTTCTTGAAATTACTGGCATATTTAATATAGTAGTCAGTGCAGTTGCAGGATTTGCTTCGGCATTCTTGCAATATAGCGGGTTAGCAGGAGGACATAGTAAGCAATTAGCAAGTAATATTTCACAGGCATTTACAACAATAGGACAGATTATTTCTAGTGTATATAACTTTATAGCTCCCATCATTAATTTTTTAGCACAACTATTAGGAGCAGTACTGGGATGGGCAGTAAGAGGATTAGTGGAACTCTTTGGACTTTTAGGGCAAGCGATTAATTCTGTGGGTGGATTTTTTAAAAAGTTATTTAATAAAAAGGATGCTGAAGAAAGCAAGAATGCCATAAAAGATGTCAACAAGGAATTGCAGGATTTAGGGAAATCAGCTGAAAAAGGAGCAACTGCAAATGTCGAAGTAAATAAAAAAGAAACTATTGATACAACAGTCAATTTTAAACCAGGAGACATGCCTCCTATTGTGACAGCTCAACCTCAGAATTTACCGCCTCAAAAAGTAGAATTTGACACTAAAAATTTATCAGCAGATTTACAAGGAATAGGTAATTCTATACAAAATAATCCTGCTGATCAGACAAGAAATAATAAACTATCTGAAATAAAGTCTGAATTCCCTGCTTTAAAGGCTGAAATAACTGCAATGAAAAACATACTTAGTCAAAAATTAGATGCTGTCGCAAATGCTATAAAGAATAGAAACTTAGTTCTTAATGTACATGGTCTTACTCCTGATGAAGTTATAGCAAGGATAAAGGCTGCAATAGAGAAAGGATAAAAATGTTTAACTTAGATATAAAGATTTTCATAAAATTTGAAGAATCTATAGACTACAAAAATTTAAAATTTTTAGGAAGTAATAGTTTTAATACCCTTGATTTTCTTCAAAAAAAAATGAATGATACAAAATTTTTAGGAAAAGCACAGGATATGCTTAATAATGCAACAGCTAAAGCAAATAGTAGTCTTGAATTACTAAAATCATCTAATTTATATACATATACTGACAAGTATTTGACTACTTTAAAAGAATACTATTTATTTCCCGTTTCCCCTGCTGAAATTAAATTTAAAAGTGTGGGATCATGGGAAAAAATAGAAACTGTATCTGGAATATTGAAACTTAAAAATAAAAATACTTTACAAGCATTATCTTTCAGTTCATTTATTCCAGAACAAAAATATAATTTCGCTTCACATCATCTGCTAGATCCTTTTACAACATTTTTATTGTTTAAAAGTCTAGAAATGAGTGATAAACCTATTAGGTTTATCCTAACTGGAAAATTTGGAAAAAATTCTTTATCTTCTATCGTAAATCCTGTAGATCTGAATTTTTTAGCTACTGTTAACAGATTTGAAGCGGAGTTTGATAACATGGGAGCTTTAAATTTTGATATAGAGTTTGAAGAATTTCATGAATTTGAAGAAATCAAAGAAGCAGATGCTTTAGAAGAAAAACTATATTATAAGGTGGAATAAATGAGAGTAATAATAACAAATCCAGAACAGAAAAGATATGATATTTCAAGTTTAGTCAAAGATAACATACAATTGAGCAGTAATATAGATAATATAACAGTTCAAATGGATTTTGAACTTGCTTATAATTACAGGGAAGAGCTTCCGTTTTCTCCAATAGATTTGGAAGCAGGAGCATGTTTTATCGAACTGTATGATAACCAAGACACATTAATATTTCAGGGAATTATACCAAAAGTGCAGATAAATAAAAATTCTCCGAAATTCAATGCCTTTGATCCAGGATTTTATATTTCAAGAATAGCCGACATATTTCAGTTTAACAATATTCCTGCGGAAGAATGTATCAGAAACATGTTAACAGAATTTAGAATGCCTATTGGCACTTTAGAAGCTACTGGAATTAAAATAGACGAATATTATTATAAGGAAACTATAGCTGAAGTTATAAAGAAAATAATAGAAATAATAAAAGAAGAATCCGGGAAAAACTATTATTTTTATTTTAAAGATAATACTTTCCATTTCTGTGAAAGAAATAAGGATAAGTATTTAGATGGCTCTATACAGCCTAAAAAGTATAGTATTTTGATAAATAATAAATACATTGATATCTTCAAATTCATAAAAGATGCATCTTATTCTTTATCATTTGAAAATATGAAAAATAGTATTATCGTTGTTGATGGAGATGATGAAAAAATGAATAAGACTGATATGGCCAAGGATGATGAAAATATAAAAAAATATGGATTGCTACAGTATGTAGTAAAGCAGGAAAAAAACGATCAGAAATCATCTTCAAAAGAAAAGAAATCTTCCAAAAAAACTGATAAAAAAGGAAAAAAGAAAGGAGATGATAAAAATAAAGGCAAAAAAGGAAGAACAAAAAAAAGAAAATAAAAAAAAGAAAACTAGGAGAAAAAAAGGTACATCAGAAAAAGAAAAAAGTAAAAAAAAGAAACGTGAAAAAAAACCAATTAAAGCTCAAAATTTACTTGAACAAAAAAATAAATTAGAAAGAACATTTACTCTTGCAGTTCCCGGTATTCCTATTCTAAGAGCCGGAGATTTAGTAAAAATTGAAAAAAATGCAACTGGAATAACAGGAGTATTTGAGGTGAAAAGTGTAAATCATAATTTTTCTCAAAAATATTCACTTGCTGGGATAAATATTTATTTTATGAGCTTAACTCTAGAATTTGTGGAGGAAATAAAAGATGAATGACGAAATTGTAGAAAATAATGAAGCAAAACATGAAGAACCTAATAAAGTATACGATAGTTTAGCTAAAACTCTAAAAGAAAAATTTGCTAATCCTGACTGGAATGGACCTTTCTTAGGAACTGTTATAAGTGCTCCACCTGATTTAAAAGTCCAAATTGATGAAAAAATCATTTTAAATAAAGATAAAATAATAGTTGCTTGGGAAAAAGTAAAAGGATATACCAGACAATTTAAAGAAGACGGCAACATCAAAATTGAAATTGAAGAAATAAATATAAATGATGGGACAAACAAAGATAGCGGAGGAAATATTCACAATAAAATCATTGCTACAGGGAAACTTAAAGGAACATATGAAGCAGATGGTAGCAATGAATGGACTGATGAACTTAAAGAAGGGGATAAAGTTATATTGAACGAATTTAAAAATCAAAAAAAATTTTATTTAGTTGATAAAGCTTATCAATATTAAAAAAATATGATATAATATTTTTGTATAAAGAGACCAAGAGTCCAGTTTCGTGAAAACGAGCTGGACTTTTTTTATTTATTGTCAGTCATGACTGACAATAGAATGAAAGGAAATAAAATGAGCTTACCTAATTCTATGTTAAGCAATATGAATGTTTATAAAAACAATGAAATAAATAGAATTGAAGATAATGATTTAAGATTTGAACTAAAATGGAATTTTAAAAAAAATGATTTTGATTACGATGAAAAAGGCTCTCCAATACTTTTAAAAACAAAAAAAGAAATAGTAAAGCAATGGATTTTAAAATGCCTTATTGTTACTAAAAATGCTTGGCGAATTTATTATAAAGACACTAAAAATTTCGGTGTTGGGATACATAAATACAGAGGAAGAAATCCTCAACTTGAAGAATTTATTATCTCTGAATTTAAAAGAGAAATAATTGAAGCTTTAAGAGAACATAAATATATAAAAAATATTGAAAATTATTTTTCCATATTTGAATCAGATAAATTAGAATTCGAATTTGATGTTGTGCTAAATTCAGCAGAAAATGAAAAAATCAAAATAGATGAGGTGTTTGAATTTGGTAACTAGAGAAGAAATAGAAGATAATCAAAATGAAATAAACGAATTAACAGATGATATTTTTTCGAGAGAACACATGCGGTCATTTGAGAATTCCGTTGGAAGTTTTCCTCGGGAAATTGTCCGTGCATTTGTAACAGAACTATTAGTGCAGGAAGATTTATATGAAGAACTATCTGATAAATATAATGCAGCTACAGCCACAGGCTCAGATTTAGATAAAATATGTGAAGAAGATTACATTTTTAGATTAGCTGCTACTGAAGCAACAGGAACAGTAAAAATTTATGGAATACCAGGCGCAATTGTCCAAAAAGGATACCAGGTAACTAGTAAAAACAATATTTACAATATAGAAGAAACAAAAGAAATACCCGCAAATGGAACTATAGGAACAACCACAGTCAGAATAAAATGCACAGAAGCAGGAACTGTCGGAAATGTTACCATTAATGAAATAAATTCTTTTGCTGTTTCTTATAGAGGATTAGAAAAAGTTGAAAATTTAGAAAACATCGAAAATGGAAAAGATGAAGAAACGGACGAAGAACTAAGAGAAAGAAGAAAAAGAATTTTATCTAAAATTTCAGCAAATTATAATGCAGCAATGTTAGAAAAAATGATACTTGAAAATTTTAGTGGACTTAAAAAAGTAAAAATAGTACCACGATTTAACGGTAAAGGTACTGTAAAAATAGTTGTTATCGGGAAAAGTAACAACGTTATTGAAACTAATGAATTAAATAGAATAAAAACATTTTTAGATAATGAAATAATTACAGATGCAGAATTTACTGTTAATTCTGTACAGGATAAACAAATTACAGTAACACTAGAAGCAATTTTAAACAGAGAATATGATGAACAAAATGCAATTGAACTTACTAAAAGTACATTAAATCAAGTCTTTCTGGATAAATTGTTTGAAGAAAATAGAATTTATTATGCAGAAATTATTGAAAAACTGCTTACA